ATTCGCAAAAGCACCCTCAACTTTTTGCGCTTTACTTACACCTTCTGTTGCTAATGCATCGACTTTATTACCTGATGGAGTCTCTTTTTCTTTAAACTCACCAACTTTATTATCTGCATTACTTGATGGTGTTGCACCACCTTCCTTATCCTCTTCCAGTGGTAGACTGGTAGGGCCATCTACGCCTGCCTCTCTACCAGAGAGAACAGCAAATACATTCTCTCTTTCTACATCATCATTATATGATCCAGTATTCTTGGGGCCTAGTGAGTTAACATTTCTCGCTAAAGCACCGAAGATGACAGGTTGTTGTCCTTCTTCTCCATCTAAAAAGAATCCAAAGACAGTTTCTCCTCCCACCATTCTAGAACTGTTACCCATGTTGGATTGACCAGCTCCAGATGTTGCATCTACAAGAACATGAGCCCACGGCAAATCTTCATCGGATAATATAGTTTCATCAAATGGATGATATCCGATTATTCTAACTTTGCATCTAAATGCCCATCCAGCATCCGTATCGGTGGCTTCATTTCGCCAAACACTTGGGTTAGCTACTCTGCCGATCCACCATATGAATCCATCTCGGCCAACAAAGTTGGTCTTTAGTAGGGCACTGTCTAGCATTAGTCGTCATAAACCAAGCATTCTGGTTCGTCTGGGTGCATATCACAGAATAGTTCTAGTGCATTAGGGTCATGATGATCCCCTGCTTCGATCTCATCTTTGTGATGTTCTGCATATGTTTCTAATTCCTCTAGTTCTACTTTAGCATGTCTGCGTGCTGCAGGGCTTGATAGAGGATCTTCTGCGATTTTTCTGTCTTTTTCGATGTGTTGTTCTATACTTTCCATAGGTTCTCCTTATGTGAGTCCATACGAATCTCTGATGAGATTCAATGCGGTGACATTTTTTCCATCTGATATTTCAAAATGGTGTCTCAAGCTACGAATCAAATAATATCCACTTAGTTCTTGATCCAGATCTTTATTTTCTGTATCATTCGGCCCTGATTCAGGAACCTGAACTTTAATAATATCTCCAGCCCGTAGGTTTATGTTACATGGTACTGATATATTTAGGGACTGTTGGAAGAGCAATGTATAGCGAGAGAACGCTTTTGCCATATCAGAATCTGACCTACCAGACCCTTCTACATTATCATCTTGGTTGGTTTCTAGTGTTGGAGCTAACATGCCCTTATCACCTATTCTTACCAAAACTCGTGAAGCCGCTTCACTGACATCCCCTGCTGGGATTGGAACGTCCTTACCCGCTACTTTTACTCCATCCTTCTCTAATTCATCCTTCAATTTATGAGGGATAGCTTTTGTACTCCAGTCTAACGGATTATAGAAATATGTCAAGTTGGAGTACAATCCGACCCTTAAATTTTTCTGAAGATTTGTAGATTTATCTGTGTAATGATGAATTATTCTAAAATTATTTTCTGGTTTCTCTTCTGACTCTATGAAAGTAGAGAAGGTATATGTCTCCGCTACCCTTTCATCTTTTTTCTTTGTTTCTTTCTTTGAAGCACCAATATCACCTGTCTGTGATATCAAACCATCAACTGACTTGAACTTAAAACCATCATAAGTTTCATAAAAGAAAAATCCAGATGTGCCACCTACGTTACCTGTTTGTAATGGTTGTGCTTTAGGGCATAACCAAGTCAAAATATAAAATGGTTTCCTATTGTTACCTATAAATTCATATGGAGTGATACTATCTTCTATCTCTGCTCTTTCCTCTAACTCTTCCTTCTTTATATTAAATATTTTTGGATCTGTAAGAATATCTCTGATGTGAGAACTTATGTTGGATTTTTTATATTTCTTCTGGCACCTAGTAGTTTCATTCATTAAGTTCTCTAGGGAAGTACATTTCAAGGTAAATGTTTCTTGGCCTTCGTTCTTAGATACATCTAAGATGCTAGTAACATATAAAGGATTATTAAACTTTCCTTCCTGATCACCAAATATTAAGTCACCGAAGTCAGTTCCAACAGTCAGATCTAATCTCTCATATCCTCTTACTGGTAATCTGCTGAGTAAATTAGTGGTATCTGAACAATTCACATAACAGGTGTAGGATGGCGATAGAACATCTTCAAAGTAATCAATGGTAATTACATTTTGAGAAATACTCTCAGCATTTAATTGTTCATTATTTGGATCTCTCTTGTCGCCTCCAAATTGAATATCCTCATCTACAGTAAGATTTGCTTTCTTGACAATGATTTTATTAAGACTTGACATTATGAGGCCCCCAATTCGTTAAAAAGGAATGATGAAAATACTTCATTCTCTGAAGCTCCAACAGGAACTACTGTTGGTGCTGATGGAAGTGGTCGATTGTTACTAGATTTTTGAGGTATTGCTCCGCCACCGCCACCGACTAACATATCACCTCCTCCACCACCATCTTGATATGATCCACCTTCAGAATACTCTGGATAGTGATTCATATTAGCATAAAACTCACCTCTTGAATTTGGCATCCACAATCCACCCTCTGCAAATCCAGCACCCACAACTCGAACATTATAACCATGTTCTTTCCTGTCAAGTTTCCTTGCAATATCCTTCTTCTCATATGTAGCTTTCGCTGCATCACTTCTATTGAGAATGTCTATGTATTCTTGTAGCGGCATGTTCACTGTACCATTTATAACATCAATGAAAGTCTTTTTCTCATATCCCTTCACCTTTCTGATCTCTTCCATCAATTGTTCTTGATGCTCTTTTAAATCTTCTATTGCAATATTAGCTATTTTTTCTTGGAAAGTTGATGTTTCTTCAAACGTACTATCCTCAAATTTCTTGAGAACTTTTGTTGTTGTTTCCATAGAGTATCCATAGTAACCATCTTCACCCATTTTTTCTTTCTCTTTAAATTTTTCAAACTCTTTACCTATCTTCTGATTTAGTTTGCTGTTATAAGTTGTCTTAGTTTTAGTAAGTAACTTAGTGTTAGAAACAAGTAAAGATGGTGGAGATACTTCACCCATTCGGTATCCTGGCTTACCTGTGAATTGAACTAACTTAAATCCATCTTTATCATACTGACCGCCTGAAGAAAAAAACTTTTTAGAATTTAGTTTACCACCAGTAGAGAATCCCATGTTCTTAGCTTCTCTCATTCTTCTACCAGTTAGACTAGGATCTTTTCTTGTAGCAGGGGTATCAAATGGAACAATAAATGCACTACCAGCAGGGCCTTTACTGACATATTCTTTACCATGACCTATGAAATCTATACCTTTTCCATCTAGTGATACTGGGTATCCTGATTGAGGCCCTTCAATCCATCCACCCTCTGCCATCTCTGGAGTGAGTTCACCCTTAACTTCCATGCTACCAGTTTCTTGTTCAACTGTTGGTTCTGACTTCACATTCATCGCACCTTCTACATTCTCCTGTTCTGCTGGATTTTGAACCAACTGTGTAAATCTAGATTTCAGTCCATCTACTAATGAAGAAAATCTATTGAGTTGTTCTCCCTTTATATCTCCTGTTACTTCCTCTTTCTCTGCTTCTTCCTCTACAGGCTCCTCTGGTTCTGCTTCTTTTTCTTCTTTTTTCTCGTCTCTCTCTTCTTTCTCCTTACTTTCTTCTTCTTTCCTTTCATCAGTCTTAACTTCTTTGAGTTGTTCTAAATCACCCTTACTTATTTCTTTACCTGTCTTTACAGTCTCTTCTACATTTTTAAGAGCCTCTGTCTTCTTTTGTTCCTCTTCTTTTATCTGTTGCTCTTGAACTTTTTCATCTCCAGCAAACCGATCATCAGTAGGTAAATCTTCAGCCTTTGTTTTATTTCCCTTAGAAAGTAACATAGGAAGCATCATCATGGCACCTACAGCACCTAAGATCATTTTACCGCCGCCACCGCCACCTTTCTTCTCACTCTTGAATTTGTTTATAAAGTTCTCTGCTTTTGTGAAGTCCGACTTGCCTGGAAGGTCAGATCCTATTTTATTTCCAGAACTGTTCAAGAATCTAGCAAACTTCTTGATACTACCCTCAGCAGTATCAACAGCCTTCTGTGCTTTTTGATTAACTTTTAGAGTGGATATAGAAGTCTTCATAAGGCATCCACTATATTAAACACAGACTTAGCATGTAGAACATGCATATTTGTCTTGTCAATAGCCATTAAAGCTGGAATTTGGTTCTGTGGTTTTACAAACTCTCTGTCCATACTAGGGCGGTTAGCCCTCTGTGCTTGTGCTGCTTTTTTATTTGCACCAGCCAGGTTGGCAAGAGAACCTTGACCGCCTCCACCAGTGCCTCCACCACTACCTCCACTACCACCCTTTGCTGGTGTAGATATACCATCAGCGATATCTGATGCTGCATCTTTTTTCTTAGTGTTTGGTTTTACCGACTCTGCCTGTTGAATACTATCATTTGCAAAACTAATTGGATCTTCTACTGGTTTACCTGGCTGTACCCTTTCTATTCCTCTTGACTTTTTACCTCCACTACCGCCTTTTTTAGGTGTTAGTGCCTTTTTTACACCTCCAAGAAAATTACTGGCCTTGTCTTTGAGACCGCTAAAGGTATTCTTTATATTATTAAATATTTGACCAGGCTTTGACTTACCATCTTTACCATCTTTACCATCCTTAGCTTCTTCTGCGAAGTCTGGATCATTCATAACTTTGTCAACATTTTTCTTAGTTCCCTCCATAGTTACTGTGCCTTCTGCTATGGGGACAAGTTCATCTATTTCTTTCTGTAGAGCTCTCATTCTGTCTCGTACTTCTTTCAACTTCGCCAGATTTTCTTCATCGTCAGGGTTCTTTTTGAGAGCTCTCATTATGAATTCTAGATCTCTGTCTAATTTACTGTGCTCATCATATGCCGCAACGATTCTTCTAGTAGTTGGTGAATCATTCCCTGATGTGATCTGGCCACGATCCATACTAATTTTTAAATCGTGTACTTTCTTGTCACCGTCATTGTTTGTAAATTTTTTAAATCTATAATCATCTTTAAATATACCTTTTTTAGTATCCGTCAAACTCTTTTTTGCTTGGACTCCTATTGATTTGAACTTCTTTACACTCTTTGGTGTAAAATCCAAAATACCAGAAAACTTATCTAATATACTTTTGAATATATTAGCATTACCCTTGTCTTTCTTTACTTTCGCCTCTTCCTGTTTTTTCTCTAACTTTTTCTGTTTTCTGTTTCTTATAAAATCAATACCTTTTTTGAGTAAATTTTTGGCACCTTTTCTAATACCACCAGCCACTGCAACCTTTGCTACAACAGCAGTTCCAAGGGCAGCTGCACCAGCAATAGCAACTCCTTTAATTAACTTACCAAATAGACTTCCTCCTCCACTCTTTTTGCCAGGTTTAGCAGTTGCAAGTTTCTTTACAAACTTACTCGCTAACTCATTTGCTTTACCAAGAAACTCTACAGTCGAATCAAATCGACCTTTCATACCATCAAGATTTGATCCAAATGACTTTAATGAATTTAATCCACCATCAAATATCTTACCTAGAAACTTACTAGGATCAAATGAATTTACCTTTTCTTCTATCTTATTTGATAATTTGGGTATTAAGTTTTGAGTCTTGGTCTCTACGAGTTTATTGATCTTCCTGATTCCACCCTGTTTCAGATCTGCCGCTATTGGTTTTATCTTAGCAACCGACTTTTGAAGAAACTTTGAACCCTTTACCTGAGCTCCTGCTATTCCTTTTTTGGCACCTCGAACTGCTTTCTTACCAGCTATCGCAGTCTTTCTAACAACTTTAGACTTAGACACACGTTTGGCTGCACCTTTGGCGGCCTTACCTAGTGTTCCAAGTGTAGAGGTTAGTTTACCCATTTCGTGCCTGTGCTTCCCTTTGTCTTTGTTTTAGTTGTTCTTCTTCAATATGAAGTCTAAGTAGTCCAACATAGATGTCTCGTTCCCAAGGTGGCATGTTCTCTAACTCCCATAGGGAATATTTATGGAACTGCATGAGGGCGAAATTGATGCGGAAGTATGTCTCAAGATCTATATGAGACATACTTAGGCGAAAAAATCCGTTAGCCCCTCTAATACTATAGTGTTTTTCTTTTTAGTGTTTGGGTTTGTCACCTCTAATGTGTGGGTCAACTTAGGCATAGTCTCAAAGAATTTTTCAATCTTCTGGAACTGTGCTGATGTCAATGATTCAACCCAATCTTTGAGTTCTTTCTTCGTACACTCAGAAGCCGCAAACATGTCCTTGTCATTATAAACCATATCAATAGATGTCGCTATCATCTCAAATGATTTTTCCACAGCATCTTCATCTTCCTGATTAAAGTTAGTTTCTATAAACTGACTAAGAGATGGATACTTCATTTTTACAGAATAACCATCTGCCAATTCAATGTCTGCGTTGTGGTCGTCATTACTAGAGACTTCAATATCATCTATGAGAACTGTGACAGGAACTTCTGTCTTGCCATCATCACCACATGTCACTAAGAGTTCAATTGATTCACCTACAGATTTTCCTCTAATATTTAAAAATAGATATTCAATATCAAAACTAGGTAGTTGGTCAATTTTAATCCCTTTTGTTATAACACATTCTTTAAGAACTTGTTTAACAGCATTGGTTATTTGTTTTTGGTCTTCTGACTCAAGAGCAAGTATGAGAATTTTTTCCTCTCTTACCAAAAATGGTCTGTACTTTACAGTTTTTCCATTTGAAGGTAATTTCAAGTCATATTCAGCCGTCGAAATTTTTGGTAAAGGCATAATAAGTAATTATTCGTTATTATTTATCGGGTTAATTTGAAGCTTTATCTACAGTAGTTTCTGATGTTTGTTCAGCCGCCACTGTCTGCACAGCACCTTTCTGTGGAACTGCTGGTGCAGAGGTTCCTTGATTATTAACAATGTAGTATCTATCATATGCAAACTCAACTGTAACCTGTAGAAATTGTCCTGTAGCATAGTTAAGTGGTATATCCTGTATGGATATAGGAAAGGCATTTATAAAGTTATAACTAATCGCTTCGGGTTTGAACTCTTGTGTCTGACTATCATCTGGATCTGCACCCATATTTCTTTCAAACTTAGTGATTGAGAGATCTCTCTTATAATCATGAGGATATCTAAATCTATGGAAGGCAAATCTTTCATCATTATTTGGATAACCGCCAGGATATCCTTGATTATGTTTAACTCCTTCCTGTGTGACATACAAAGGATTCATAAAGTTGATCCACTCTTGGAAAAGTTTCAAAGTTTTATAGTCCTGAGATACATAGAATGATAATGATATGTCAGTATATTGTCTTTGTGTAGCAAATCTTTCCCTAATACCCTGTCTACTACCAACTTCCTGTACAACAGCCATTGACACACCAGGCAACATTGCTTCGTTACATAATAATTCGTATGTTTCTTTTTGTCCATTAGCCAATAATCCACAAGATGTAAGCCACTTACTAAGATCATTAGCAACTTTTTCTTTCTGATAGACACCACTTGAAGCTGCATCTAAAGCAACTGGGAAAGAATCTACAGGTTCTGGGCCATCCTGTGCCAAATCCATCTCAAGTTTAAAAAAGTTTGATAGGGCAGGAGCACCTAGTGCCGATCTAAAGTCTTCTATACTTTTTACTAATTTATTATCATTAAAATAACTTTGCTGTTGTCTGGCCATCTAAATAAATTTATGACTTACCATACTATGTATATGGCTTATCAGGGAAAATTTAAACCAAAGAGACCCAAAAAATATAAAGGTGACCCCACTCAGATCATTTATAGATCCTTATGGGAGAAAAAATTCATGGAATATTGTGATTTGACTGAAAGTATAGACCAATGGCAATCTGAGGAGTTCTGGATACCATATAAGAATCCAATAGATAATAGAACTCATAGATACTTTCCAGATTTCTTCATCAAATATAAGGATAAGACAGGTGTTAAAAGATCTATGGTTATAGAAGTAAAACCGAAGAGACAATGTAAGGAACCTGTAAGGAATCCTAAGAGAAAAACTCAAGCATGGTATTATGAAGTTAAATCATGGGTGATAAACCAAGCAAAATGGAAGGCAGCAAAGAACTATTGCGCTGACAGAAAGTATGAGTTCAAAATTATGACAGAAGACGATTTAGGTATCTCACATGATCGCAGACGATATTAAAGAAGCCACCCAAGGCGAACTACAACCAGATGGATGGTATGTAAACCAATTAGAATCAGCATTGGCAGCAGTTCAAAAAAGAGATGCTAGTGCTATTGATACTCAAGGTGTGAGAATGGGTGATCTAGTTTTCTTTGGATATAATCCACAAAATGCACAAAACTATGAGTTTTGGGATGTACAACCCCTAGCAGTGGTAATGGGATTCTATGAAGAAGGTTTTCTTGGATGTAATTTACACTACATAAATCCAGATTATCGTGATGTAATTGCCACGGGCTTACTAAATAGCAAAGGAGAGTCTCCTGTACCCAAGAATAGTATCCACAAATATCTGTGGTCTAACATGAGAACTATATTTAAAGTTCCCAAAGAAGAGGACTGGGCCGCTATCTCCTTACTTCCTACCGAACAATTCATAGATAAGAACGGTGTGAGGTTTCCTAAGTACAAGGCATTTAATTATCGCAACCAGAAAAGAAGGAAGAAATGACCGCAACACCTATCGCTAATTCAGAATTTGGTGAAGAAATAAATCCAGATGTTGAAATATCTCAACAGGATTCGGAAGGTAATGTCAGAAATTATAAAGTATTTTACTCAGAGACAGGTGGTACAACTGTTCGTGCAGTTGATGCTAATGGTCAACTATTACAAAACGTAGAACCAATATACAAAGATGGAGTGTGGGATCAATCCAAACTGACAGAAGGAACAGCATCATCATTTTCTAAAGATGATCAGTTAAGGATTCATCGAGCAATACAAGAATCAACTAAAAATCACATTGCTGCCACTGCTCCTGGCAGTCCAAAACCAAAATGGACTACCCAAGAGGGATACTCTAATGGAATACCATCTGATTTAGATGCAGAACAGGAAAGACTACAGAATAAGATAAGGGATGCTAGAAATAATAAAGAAAAGGTTATGTATACAAAGCAGTTGAGAAATTATAATAAGAGTAAAACTAATCAAGGTCTTACCCTAGGTGACAGGTTTAATAACCTAACTAATCAGGGTGCGAGAGCAACTGGTGCTATCGCTAATGCGTTCAGTGGTGCAGAGGAAGCAGACACATTATTCAAGAAGATAGTAAAATATCCTATGGATATGGCTAATAGTATGGATCATATGTTCATACAATGTTATTCCTATCGAGCCCCTTATGCAGCTGCACTAGATGGTAAGGCTGGAAAAAGAAATATTTTTGCAGGGGACAAAAGTAAATCCTTTACATTTGGTTCAGAGAGAACAACACCATATAAGAAAAAATTAGGTGCTGGTATCAAACTACCAATGCCAAATAACATGACAGATGGAAACCCAAGAAACTGGGGAGAACAAAGTATGGATGCTGGTCAGATGGGTGCAATTCAAAACTCAAGTAAGAATGTTCTGACAAGTTTCTTTACTAATGATTTCGGTGGTTATGGACGTACTGCTACAAAACTGAGCATGCAGGGAGAGATGTTGACTCAAGAATCTACCAGAGGAATGTCCATGGCTAATAAGATTGCTCAGTTGGCAAGTGAAAGTGGATTCGGTGATGTAAGTTCAGAACAAGTCCTATCTAGAAGTGTGGGTGTGGTAGTGAACTCAAATACAGAATTACTTTTTGCTGGTGTGTCCTTGAGATCTTTTGAATATCAATGGTTGATGAGTCCAAGAAATAGACTAGAAGCAGCAAACGTTAGAATGATTATTCGTGCATTTAAACAATGGTCTGCTCCAAAAAAAATTAGAAAGATAGACAATGGAGAATTATCCAATGTAGGTAAGGCTGGTGGCCCATCATTCTTCTTAGGAACTCCTAATATATTCAGACTAAGATTCGTTACTAATGGTAATAGAAACATTCTTGGTGTGAATAAATTTAAGCCATGTGCTTTACAGAACGTAGATATCAACTATACTCCAGAGGGACAGTGGATGGCATATGAGAATGGTATGCCAATATCTGTCATGATGACTCTTAGATTTGCTGAACTTGAACCCATATATGATACAGATTATAGTGAGGATATTGCTAAAGATAGACAATATGATCCTAATGATCCAGAGTCGATTGGAGATTTAATGCCAATAAGTATTATCAAACAAAACAGTCCATATTCATCAGATATAGGTTACTAAAATGTCGAAAGGTTATTTTTCTTATTTTCCAAATATAAATTACGTCTCTAGGACTACAGATAGATCAGCTAATGATGAGTTTATCCCTGTCAAGAATATTTTTAGAAGGCCTAAGCTTCGTGATGATCTTGAGAGTGTTCTCACAGCATTTGAAGATTACATGATTATTGGAGATGACAGACCAGAACAAGTTTCTGAAAAAGTATATGGCGATCCTAGATTTGATTGGGTTATTCTAACAACAAATAATATTACTAAGATTCAAGATCAATGGCCATTAAACTCCAACGACTTCCAAAGATACATCTTTGATAAGTATGGCACTGAGGAAAAGTTATCTGAGATCCATCACTACGTTACCGAACTATTAGTAGATGACAATTCTAGAGTGGTAGTTCCAGAGGGTTTAGTTGTAGATTCTAATTTTGAAAGCAGATATCTAGAGAGAAACTTTGCAAGACAAGAGGAAGTTACTTTTAGTGGTAGTAGTTTAAATGAATTGTCTAGTGTTGATAATGCTGGTACAGTTAGAGATTCTAATGGTAATATAATCTCACATACTAATGTGTTTGCCGTCAGTAACTATGAGTTTGAAGAGAATGAAAATGACGCTAAGAGAAGAATTAAAATATTACAACCACAGTTCTTAGAAGTTGCAGTTGCTGATATGAATAAAATTATGAAATATAAAAAGTCTGGCGACTTTATCAGTGCCAGACTTAAAGGAACATATAACCCAAGACTTAGTGGGTCATAAATTTATTCTTCTGCGAGTTTCTGAAAATAACTTAAAGCATCATCCTCATCTTCTGTTGTTACAGTTGCAGCAGCAGATAGATTAGATATTTCATCTAGTTCATCAGCAGATGGACGATTTAACCCTTCACTTAGATCTTCTAGATCTTCAGTGTCAACTTTAGGTGTAACTACTTTCTTAGTTCCTAAAACAGCATCCAAACGTCCTTTGAGTTCATCATAAGTTTTAAACTGATCAGGAGCAGTAAACTCACTTAAATCATAGATCTTGTCGTAGATCTTTTCTAGTTCAGCATCATCATCTAGAAGTGCCTCAGTCTTTCCAAACTCTGAGCTATCATAGTTCCAGAATCCAGCGACTTGTTTGATCTTTAACTTGAAGTTAGCACCCTTCCAAAAGTCGAATGGGTTGATTGGTTCTTCATCTTCAAACTCAGGTTGCATTGCAGCAGTGATCTTATCAAAGATCTTCTTACCAAACTTGTATAGTTTGACTTGTCCTTCGTTCTCAGGATTTGCGGAATCTTTTACGATAAAAACATTAGCGTAGTAAGACAACTTACGTTTCTGTTTGCGAGCAATATCTTTATCAGATTCACGACCACTGTTCCAAAGAGTTCTGTTTAATTCCCCTACAGGATCGTTTTTACCAACAGTGGTTAAACTGTTTTCAATATACCAACCACCTGGCCCTTGAAATGCATGACTCCATACTTGAGTCCATGGCAATTCAGCATTGGCATGTGCAGGGAG